TCACTCCGGGATGCTTCCTCCTCCTGGTGTTGCGGAGTCCACGCCTGATGCGCCTTCCGTTTGTTCGAGGTGGTGCACTGCGGCGATCTCTGCAGCGAGCGCCTGCCGAGCCTGCCTGAGGCGTTCGCGGTGCTTCCTCAGTGCCTGTTGGGTGCGCGCGAGGGCCTTTGCTTGACGTGCCTCCAGCTCAGTGAGCCTGGCTATCTGCCGTTCGGAGTGAGCAATCTCGTCTGATCGCAGAAGGGTCGTGGGCCGGCGGGCGACCGGTCTACGGGCTGGCGTGCGTTCCTTGTTCATCTGTGCGTGGGCGAAGGACAGGAACTCGTCGCGGGGGATGTACTTCACGCGCCTGTCGCCGATACCCGTCAGCAAAACGATCTTCGGGAAAGTTGCGTGGCGCTTGGCCCAGTTGCTGACGGTGGAGCGAGTGACGCCGACGAGGGCTGCTCCGGCGGCGAGGTTGATCAGTTCGTCTTCGCGTCCCTTGTACTCGGGTCGGAGCCACGTGACGGACTTGGGGTCGCTCACGCCGCCTCGCTCTCGTGGTACTCCGGGAGCAGCGTTTCGGTGATCGCTGTCCGATGCTCCGTCCTTGGCGGTTGTACGGCGAGGTCGTAGCCGCCTCCGGGCGCTTTGCCGGGCAGGTGCCGTTTCTCGATTCCTGTGCGGATGGTGCGCACGGGCCCGCCTGTGTCGAACCAACCCTTCGGGTACAGGCGCGTGGCGTGGGTGGTCCAGTGCCGGCCTCGGCGTTCGGGGAGTGGCGGGAGGTCGCGCCATCCCTCGTGGGTGTGGTCGTGGGCGTCTTCGACGGCTTGGTCAGTTCGTCGGCGGTCGGGGCCTTCCCAGTTGCAGCCGAGGCATGCACCTCGGTGGAGGTAGGTCCAGAGGTCGCCGGATCCGTCCGGGGCGAGGCGGCCCCAGTTGCGGACGAGGACGGTGGGCTGGTGATCGGCGGTGGGTTCGGGCGGTGTGTGATGGGTGAAGCCGGGGTGTCCCCAGGCGATGCGCCAGCGGTCGCGGCTGTTGCTGTTCTTGTCGCGGTAGTGGGGCAGGTAGTCGGTGTGGCGTGTGACGGCGCCACAGCGTTCGTCAGGCGTGGTCATGAGGTGCGTCTCCAGGGGCCCCGGCGGTTGCCGGGGCCACCGTGTTGGTCAGAGGGTGTCGAGGTCGGGTCGGCTTGCGGCGAACTCCGCCGCAGCCTCGCGGTACGTCGCCAGGAGCCGGGCCGGGTCGCACTCGTTGCGGATGCCGTCGAGCAGCAGCTTGGCCATCGTGTAGCCGGGGTAAATGTCGAGGGCTTCGGCGAAGGCGTGGCTGGCGGTGACGGTGTCGCCCTGCCGCCAGGCGACCCAGCCGAGGAGGGTGAGGAGCGGCGGAGCCTTTCCGGTGTGCGGCGGCACGCAGCGCCGGGCGAGGTAGCCCCACAGTTGCCGCTCGTAGGGAAGGTCGCTCTCCTCGCCGGTGGACAGCGCGGCGTCCCTCGTGTGCAGATCTTGCAGGCCGAGGATGATGCGGGCGGAGACCTCGTCCATGAGCTGGGGACGGCCGTTGCGGAAGTCGGCCAAGGCTCCGTTGACGATGTCGATGGTGCCGAAGCGGGCGAGGAGTCGGCCGTCCTCGGTCTGGACCTGGTCGTAGTAGTGGGTGGCTGCTGCGTCGAGGGCTTCGCGGTAGCGCACCGCGGTGGTGTCGGTGGCAGGGCGGTATTCGCTGGCGACCTCGACGGCGTGCTGAAGGTGCGTCAGGCGGTGGGCACGGCCCTCGCGGGCGGAGGCGAGCCAGTTTCGGGGGTCTTCGCCGTCGATCGTGCCGAGGTGTATGCCAGTGGCCAGCTCGTAGTCGGGGTCGGTGGTGATGGCGTCGCGTAGGGCCAGCCGCGCGGCGATGAGGTCGCCTTGCCGCCAGGCGACGAACGCGAACAGCGTCAGGATTGGCACGGCCTCCTGTGTGAACGGTTCAGCGCAGTGCCGCGCGAGGTAGGCCCACAAGCGTCGGGCGTGGGGAAGGTCGCCGTCCTCCGCGTGGGCCACGCCGGCCTCCACGGCGGCGTCGTCTTGCAGGCCGACGATGAGCTGCGTGGTCAGGGCGCGGCTGAGGGCGGTCGCCCCGTCACGGAACCGGCCCATGGCGGCGTCGATTTGTTCCAGCGTCAACGCGAGCGTGGCGTCGCGTCCGGCGTTGGTCGCGCACCGCGAGTTGAAGTGGTCGGCGGCGGTGTGCAGGTCCTGGAGGAACGCGGGGTCTGCCGTGGCCGCCCGGAACTCCTTGATGATGTCGCGGGTGTGGGGGCCGGGAGTGCGGCCGAGGCGGGTCATCTGTGCGGCGACGCTGGTGGGGTCGTCGGGCGACGGGAGCGGGTCGCCCTCGCAGCACCCGTCGATGTCGCACTCGTAAGCCCACCACCGGTCCGCGACGAGGCCGATCGTCTGGAGGACGTTGGCGCGGTGCTCCATGAACTCGTTCGTGAGCCAGGTGCCGACGGGGGCGAGGAGCGCGGCGGTGTCCTCGGGGCTCTGGCCGGGGCGCGGTTCGCGGCAGAGATAGATGATGACGCCCTCAGCGAGGTCATGGCCGCGGTCGTGGGCGTAGGCCACGAACTGGCGGGCAGCGTGCTCGGCGGTGGCCTGCCACTCGGCGCTGTCGTCGGGGAGGGGGCACGTCATGGTCGGCCCGTCATGGAAGTTCGGGCCGGGCGCGTGGAGGGCGATGCTGTCGTCCGGGTAGTGGCCGAGGAGGTACGGCAGGATCTGGGCGAGGTTGGGCAGGCTGGTGACCTGCACGGTGTTGTCGGGCGTGCTCACTTCTGGGTTCCTTCCTTCTGCGATGCGGTGTCGGGCTGCCCGATACGGGCGGGCGGAGCGGGGGCGGGCATGCCGCGTGGCTTGTCCGTGAGGGCTGGGAGCAGCCGTTCGCGCACGAGCGCGGCGAGGTCGGCGGCCAGGGCTTCGCTGGTGCGTGTGGTCAGGACGGCGTGCCAGGTGCGGCCGGGCTGGAGCCGGGCGTCGTTGGCGGCTTGTGCTTCGGCTTGCTCGATGTCGGTGCCGTCGGGGATCGGCGGCAGGTCCGGGCCTGCGGTGATCCAGGTCTGAATGGCGAGGCCGCGGGACTGGACTCGCAGGCCGATGCGGTGGCCGTCGGAGTGCTGGTAGGCGACGGTGCGGTCAGGGGTGTCGGTGTCCTCCTTGCTCCACGGCGGGTCGAGGGTGGGGGCGAGCTGGTCGAGGGGCGGCAGGTCGATCTCGTCGCGGGGTCCGGCGAAGGCCGGGCGTCGACGGCGCGGCGTGGGGGTGGTGCCGGGTCGGTCGAAGGGGTCGGGTTCGGTCACGCGGCGTTCTCTTCGCTGGGCATGAGCTGGTCGACCAGGTCGAAGGCGCGGCGCCAGGCGACGATCGTGCTGGCGGTCTCCATGTACCGGTCGCGCTGCTCGAAGGCTTCTTTGGCTTCGGCGCGGGTCTTGGCGTAGTCGTCTTCCGGTGCGAGGGAGTCGGCGCAGCCGATGAGGCAGCGCGGGCCGAGGTCCCAGATGATCGCGTTGACGGCGGCGCACCCGGCGGACAGCGAGTCGATGTCGTTGCCGTACCAGAGGAAGTCGTGCGGGTTGAGGCCGAGGTCGCGCAGGCGTTGGGCGACGGAGCGGAACATCGTGCCGGAGCCGACGGCGGGTTCGCGGAAGGACATGCCTGGCTTGGCGAAGTCCTTGGCCACGGTCATGTTGGCGAGCAGGTCGGTGACGCACGCCGGCGTGTGGTACTCGCCGCGCCACTTCTTGTCGCTCTTGTGGCGGAGGCCGGTGAGCAGGGGGCTGAGGACATCGGCTTCGGAGCGTTGCCCGGGGTCGTCGTGGCCGGTGAGGTCCATCAGGCCGGTGTTGATGGCGGCGCGGGTGACGGCGTGGACGGCGCGGAACTGCTGCTTGTCGGGGTTGGGGTTCCAGGCCCAATCGTGGAGTCGTATCGCGCGGTTGATCAGGTCGGGGCGCTTGATCCAGTGGCCGAGGTAGATCTCCTTGAGGAGCTGCGGGAGTTCTTCGGGCTGGAGGTTGAGCACCCAGTCCGCCAGGCCGGGCACGTTGCGCAGCAGGGACAGCCCGGCGACGGTGCCGAGGGGGACGTCGATGCTGCTGCCGCCGAAGGACTGGTACCAGGCGTCGAGGACGTTCTCCGCGATCTTGCGGGCGTGCTCGTGCGGGTTGCGCGGGGCGGCGTAGCGGCGGGCGGTGATCTTGCCGGTGGGGCGGGCCTTGGACTTGGGCGGGGGCTTCTTCGCCCACGATGGCGCGGGCCGCGCGGCGGTGGCCGGGGTTGCCGCGCGGGGCAAGAAGTCGTCGGACATGGCTGCGGATTCCTTTCTGCGGGCGCGCATGGGGCCGCCCCGGTGCGCTGGGCGCGGCCGGGGCGGCGTGTGGATGGGGTGGGGAGCGGGATCAGCTGGTCTGCTGGAGGTCCCGGAGGGTGGCGAAGATGCCGCGGACCTCGACGTCGTAGGCAGCGGCGGGGTAACCGGCTTGACGCAGGCCGTTGATGAGGAACATCAGGGCCGCCTCGTCGGTCTCCATGTCCTTGATGAGCTGGTCGAAGCTGGTGTCGCGCAGCTCTTCGGGGCGGTGCTCGTAGCCGATGCGCAGGGTCTCCTCGATCTCGGCGAGGGTCGCGGCGGTCTGCTTGTCGGTGAGGCCGAGCAGCGTGGCCCAGGCCGCCAGGGTCGCGTCGTCAACGGGGAGCTTCACGGGCTGATGCCTTTCTGGTGGGCCGTGCCCGGCCGCAGGGGGCGGCCGGGCACGGGCGGGGTCAAGAGGTGGGGTCGGTGGGGAAGGGGTTGTCCCGGTGGTCGGGGTGGCAGGCGGCGTACAGGCCGCCGGGGAGGCGTTCGGTGATGACGCCCCATCCGGCCCAGCGCATGACGGCGAGGTAGCCGAGGTCTCCGCCTGCGAAGCCGGTGCGGCCCTTGGCGCCGGGGTCGGGCGCGATGAACACCCAGCCGGGCAGTTCTCCGGTGTCGTCGGGCAGGACCTGGAAGCCGGGGCGGAGTTCGTGGACGCCGTCGGTGTGGATGGGCGGCAGTCCGGCGGCGGTCAGGATGCGTACGGCGGCCTGGACGTGCGGGTGGCCATGGCATTCGGGCGGGGTGCCGACGCCGGTGTGGATGGGTCGCTGGTACGGGAGGCGGCCTTCGGCGGCCTTGTAGATGTCCATCAGGAGTCGGGCGTCGTCGCGGCGGCCGGCGTGGCGCATGGCGAGGTTCGCGACGATGGCGATGGAGTGCCGGTCCTGGGTGAACAGGCGGCGGAACTGGTCGAGGGTCATGCCGGTCGTCACTTGCACGCGGGCGAAGGTGCGTGAGGCGAAGCGGACGGCGTGGGCGACGTGTTCGGGGTCGAGCCCTATTTCGTGGGCGAGTTGCCGGACTCCGGGCGAGTAGGTGTCGGTCATGGGTTCTCCAAGAGGCGCTTGCGCGTATGGGTGCGCCCCCGGCGGTTGGCCGGGGGCGCGGGGTGCTGCTGGGGTCCGAGGATGGTTAGCGGCGTCCGCCGCATCCGGCGTGGCCGCAGCCGCCGCAGAAGCCGCCGCTGTTGCACTCGCAGCTGCATCCGTGGTTCTGGATTTCCATTCCAATTCCCCTTCCTCTTCGGGTATTTCCCGAATTCCTTACTTATATCTTAATGGCAGATACCCCAGAAGCAAGGTATGGCCAACCGAATGCGCATTTAATTTCCGCAATTCAATTCCCTAATCTGCGGCTGCCGGAATGAGATCGGGCCAGCGGACGGCCTCCAGCGCGCGGCGGTGTGAGTCGGGCACGGGCACGGTCGGGTAGCCGAGCCAGTCGAGTCCCATCGCGGCGAGGATCGTGGCGTCCGCCTGGTCGTAGCGGCCCGGCCCTTCACACGGGACGCCGTACCGCTCGACGGCCACCGAGCGCACCATGCCCTTCGCGACGCGGGCCCGGTCCTTGCGCGGGAAGTCCTGCGCCGGGTTGGCCCGACCGGTCGCGTAGATCGTGCGCCCGTGCGGGGTCACGACGGCGTACGGGATGCTGTGGCGCCACAGGTACTGCGTGACCAGCCACCACAGCCCGGCCAGCTCGTGGTGCCCGGCCTGACCGCCCTGGGCGTACGCGGCGCCCTCGACGACCACCAGGTCCGCGCCGTCCTTCACGCTCAGCGCGATGGCCGTGACCAGCCAGTCCAGCCGCTCGTGGCTGCGGCGGCGGCCGGGCCGGTAGGCGCGCGCCCAGTCTGTTCCCGCGACGCCGGTCGAGGTCAGCGACAGGTCGAGGCCGACAACACGCGGCTGCCACTCCCCCTTCTCCTGGACGCTCGGCAGGGTCACCGGGGCGCTTTGGAGTTCGGCGGTCACCGATCACCCTCGCCGGTTGCTGCGCGATGGTCGGTGATAAGCCGGTTGGCCTCAGCCACGGCCGCAGTCTTGGCGCGGGCCGTCCACTCGCCGTCGTAACTGCCGAGCGGCCCCCACAGATACCAGCCGGTGTCGTGGTAACCGTCCTTCGGATTCCTGCGGCGGTAGCTCAGTTCCCACCAGCCGTCGCGCCAGCGCCACAGGCGCTTCGCGTCCGGGTCGGGCACCCAGCCGGCACGCTCGGCCAGGGCCTGGAGACGCGCCACGTCGGTGCGCAGCATCGCCGCTTCGGCGGCGGCGTCCAGGTCGCGCGGAGCGGTGCACTCGCCGCCGCCCGCCTGATGCCCGGGCGAGGAGGGGCGAAGGCCAAGCTGCCGCACGGCCTCGTCCCTCTGTCGCGCGACGCGCCGTAGCAGACGGGCCGCGCCAACCATGCACCGCTCCTCCAGCCACTTCGCCGTGGCATCGATCTCGACGCCCACGGAACGGTCGTTCATCTCGAACTCCTTCGGCGGTGCCGTCCCGGCGTGCGCCGGGACGGCACCTGGTGTGCAGCGGGTTACGGGCGGGCGACCTTGGGGGTCTTGGGGTCCTTCTGGATGCAGTTGCCGGACTCGGGCATCGCCCGTCGGCCCGCGACGAGGTCCTGGAACCGGGCGCCGGGACGGAACTTCACGACCCGGCGCTCGGCGACCTCCACCGGCTCACCGGTCTGCGGATTGCGGGCGGTACGGGCCGGGCGCACCTCGGGGGTGAGGCTGCCGAAGCCGGTGACTGAGACGACCTCACCGGCGGCGACGGCGCGGACCATCGCGTCGAGCGCGGCCTCGACGGCGTCAGCCGCCTGAGCGCGGTTGCCAGTCACCTTCGCCACGGCCTGGATGAGCTGGGCCTTGTTCACGGGGCTTTCCTTTCGATTGGGCTGGGCCGCAGGAGTCGAGGGACGGGCGCGCCACGCGGCGGGCCACGGGTTCAGTCCGTAGCCGGGGTCCGCGTCGTGGTCGCACACCGAAGCGCGAGAGCGCACACGTTGATTCATGAATGTCATCTATCTCGCGTTATTCGGGCAGACGGACGAGGAACTTGCCGACCGCGAGCACCTGGGAGATGGGTAGGGCGACGGCCGCGTAGTCGGCCGAGATCAGCCGCGGCTCCTCGCCGGGGCGGGGCCGGGCGGGCACGACCCAGGCCGTACCCGTCCAGTCCGCGTAGCGCGCCCCGACTTCGAGGAACTGCCCGGCGAAGAGGAACAGGCGGGTGCGCAGCGAGGAGGACCATCCTTCGCCCGGCACCGGGGCGTCCCAACTGTGCGGGGTCTGGAGGCCGAGGAAGTCGGGTCCGGCGGTCACCAGGGTGCCCGCCGACCCCAGGGAGCGGAACTCGATCGCCTCGCCGTTGCCGCCGGCGTTCAGCCACAGGGACAGGTCGTCGGCGCTCAGCTGCACGGGACGACCGTGCAGCGCGCCGTGGTCGCGGGCGTCGAGTACCAGGCGCAGCAGGACGCGCCAGGGAAGGCGGCCGACGTGGGGTGCGGCGGGGATGGTGAGCTGCGCGACGCCCTCGGTGAAGCGGAGCAGCTGGTGGCCGCCGGTGGTGAGGTGCTCGACGGTGACGGTGTCGGACGACTCCAGCCAGCCGCGCAGCGCGGTGGCGTCGTCGTAGCCGACGGGGGCCGTCCACACGTCGCCCGCGACGGGAGTGCGGGCGACGGCGAGCGTCCGCTCGCTGCACGCGACGACGTGGAGGTGGCCGGGGGTGCAGTCGAGGATCAGGGCGTCGAGGTCGCCTGCGTCCTCGTCCGCCCGGAAGCGGTGCGGGGCGGCCTGGTCGAGGATGGCCGCCAGGTCGCGGGCCTTGATGGTGAACATGTCGTGTCTCCGCAGGAGTTGTAGAGGTGGTGATCAGGCGCCGGAGGCGCGCTTGCGGGCCCGGCGGGCCTGCTGGGCGAGCCGTCCGGCCTCCAGGCACAGGGAGCAGGCGCGCTCCCCGCGCCGGTTGTGGGCACGGGCACCGGCTTCGGTGCCGTGGGTGATCGGGCGTCGGCCGCGCTCGCGTAGTTCGGCGGGCTGAGCGCCATCGCAGGTCGCGAGGACCTGCCCGTTGTGCCAGAGCCGCCCGCCGCACACGCCGTCGAACAGGCTCGTGCTCGGCATGACCAGGTCGATGCACTGCGACCGGAACGGGCAGCCCTGGCAGGCCGCGAGGAGGGAGAGGACCAGCGGCTCCGTCGGGGCTTCGGCCACCGTCTCCTCGGACGTGAAGCGGGCGTCCCCGGCGCAGGGGGCCTGGGCGACCCACCCGTTGCCGCTCATCTGCTCCTCCTCCCGTGCGCTAGGCGGTCGGCGGCAGCGGCATCAGGCGGACCTGATCGCTGGTGCTGAGGCCGAACGGGTGGGCGTAGTCACCGGGCAGCGGCATCAGGTGCCGGTCGGCCAGGGCAGGGAGGGCGAGCATCTGGGCGATGAGCCCGGCGAGGGCGGTGTCGCAGGCGGGCGGCCAACCCGGACGGGGGATCCGCACCGGAGTGCCGTCGTCAGCGACGCCTTCGAAGATCTCGATGACCCGCCCGGCCGCGCGTCCGTCCACGACGATCGCGGTCGCCTCCGGGTGGTGCTCGCGGACCAGCTCGACAACGCGGGCGGCCCGGTCGGCCGGGGGCAACTCCAACAACCAGGAGTTGCCGTCGGAGGCAGAGTTGCGGTGGACGGACGCCCACGCCGGAGAGGAGTAGGGAGCGAGCGCGGCCTGCACGTCGGACTCGATCTGGTCCGCGATGTCGTCGAGCGGGTGCTCGTCCTCCCCGTCGCGGTTGTCCCACAGCTCGGGGCAGGTTCCCAGGGGGCTGGGCTGCGCGCCCAGCACGCCGTGCAGGTCAAGGGTGCGGGAGCTGTAGAAGGCGAAGGTCACGTAGACCGCCTCGGGGCAGGCGGCGCGGATCTTTGCGGTGATGTGGTCGAGCACCGCGAGGCAGTACGCCTTCTCGATGCGCAGGCGCTCGGCCTCCAGTTCCTCGCGCTGCGAGCAGAGAATGGTCAACTGGTCGTGCGCTGCCGGTGTCATGGCAGTGATGTCCTTTCTTCTTGGGGGTTAGGCGAGAACGGGCTTGAGGCGTTCGCCGATCCAGCGCGCGACGTTGACCGACACGGCGTTGCCGGCCTGCTGGGTCTGGGCGGCCTTGGTGCCGACGACCTCGTACGTCTCGGGGAACCGCTGGGCTGACAGCTGCTCGCGGGGCTGCAACATGCGGAAGTAGCAGTCCTCGATGGCGGGCGCGGTCCGCACAATGGCCGCCGAGTCGCGGGTCGACAGGGTGTGCAGCGGCTCGCCCGCGGTCTTCGGCGCGGCCTTGCGGTACGGGATCACCAACGTGTTGCGGGCCCGGGTGCGGACGTTGCCGTCGGGCACGACTAGGCCGTGATGGCGGGCCGTGGCGATGGTGCTCAGCGGGGCGTCGATCGGCGCGGCGTCGCAGTTGTTGCGGAACTCCACGATGAACGGGTCCACCGTGACGAGGGCTTCGCTCTCGCGGGTGGTGCGGGTGCGCATGGGCTCCTCGATGGGCGAAGCCGTGTCGTTCCATGAGCCGCCCACCGGCACCAGCAGGGCCTCACCGAGCTTGGCCGTGCGGGTGGGCAGCGGCCGGGTGTGCGGGGCGAACGCGCGGTCGGTGCCGTCCTTGCCGTGTGTGAGGGTGACGACGGACGGCTCGTAGGGGAACTTCGCCAGTCCGGCCGCGATGCGGCGCATGGTGTTCGGCACCAGCGGGCGGACGCGGTCTCCGATGCGCTGGCCGATGTCGTCCCACATGATCACGTCGGAGGCGGGCCGGACGTACGGCTCCACCAGCGCGTGGCCACAGCGGCTGTTCGGGCAGCGGTAGTCGTACTGCTGCTGGTACTTGCCGACCTTCACCCGCGGGTCGCGCCAGCTCTGGCGCGCCTTGACGTCCCGCCCGCACTCGAAGCAGTACGCCAGTGGACGGGGGGCGAGGTCGGGGCGGCGGATCCCGGTGAGGGTGAAGACCAGGTACACGCGGTCGCGCCACTGCGGGGCGTACGGATTGGTCTCCGACCCGATGTGCGCGGAGGACACGGAGACGATCTGGACGCGGTAGCCGAGCTTCTTCATGGCGCGGATCCACTCGGGGAACAGCAGCCAGTCGGTGATGAACTCGACGACGTTCTCCACGACGACGCACGGGAACCGCTTCGCCTCGGCGGCGCGCAGCACGCACCAGGCGGTCACCCGCGTCATCTCGAAGGCTTCCGGGGGCAGTTCGCGCCACTGCTCCTCTTCCTCGAACAGTGCGTCCTGCGCCGGGTCGGGCCGCTTCTTCCCGCCGGCGGGGCTGACCTCGGTGCAGATGACGCTGGCCCACAGCACGAGGGCCTTCGGGAGCCAGCGCATGGGGTAGTTCTGGATGTCGGCGCAGCGCGCCGCCGCATTCGGGTGGTTGAGCCCGAACGTGTCGACGGCGGTCTGCCAGTGGTTGATGCCGAGGATGGGGTCGAAACCGGCTTCCAACAGGCCGGTGGCATCTCCGCCCGCTCCGCAGAGCAGGTGGATGGATCGGGGCACGGTCTTAGGTCTCCAAGAGGTGGGGCCGCCCGGCCCGGCTGGGCTGGGCGGCCGTAGTCAGGACTCGTCGGAGGCGCGTAACGCGCGGTGGTGGCGGCTGTCCTCGACGCCGAGGGCGGTGAACCCCAGCAGGCCGAGGGCGCACACGATCAGCAGCCAGATCACCGGTCCGCGCCCCCGGTGGGGCGCGGTGCGCGGCGCGGCCGGTCAGTCATCGCTGCGGGTGACGCGGACGGTCGTGATGTGTCCGGCGCACTCGAACAGCGCCAGCGGGTAGCCGTCCGCCTGTGGCCGCTGCCAGACGCGGCGGTAGCCCTCGTAGTCCGTGAGCCGCTGGGACCACTCCGAGAAGCGGGCGATGGCGGTGGCCGCGCCCTCGATCCCGGCGGTCTGGTTGTGGCTCGCTCCGTACGGTGCGGTGTGCGTGGCCGAGACGATCAGCCGGGGCGCGCGGCGGGGAACGTCGAGGGCGTCGATGCGGGCCAGCAGCGGGATGAGGCTGTTGCTGTGGTGGCGCTGAGGGCCGTTGGGGGTGGAGTCGTACAGGACGGTGTGCCTGTCGGCGTTCTCCACGTCCTGGCGGACGGCCGTCCAGCCGTTCACCTCGGCAGGGTCGGCGGGCAGGCTGTGCTCGGAGGCGATGATCAGCTCCGTGCCGTCCCGCAGGTCGGCGCGGACGAAGAACTCGCCTCCTCCGGCGGTCTCGATGTCGGTGACCCAGCCCGCGTAGCGCAGCGGGGTGATGACGTGGCCGTAGCTGTGGAAGAGCCGGCGCCACAGTGGGTCGGTGGTGCCGGTGTGGTCGGGCAGAGCCGCGATGGTGGTGGTCATGTGCTGGTCTCCAAGAGGGTGTGCACGGCGGGCGCACAGAAAGCACGCCCGCCGATGAAAAATGTCATCTATCTCAGGTGAAGTGGATGTCAGACGGTGGGCAGTTCGCTCCGGGCGAGGATCTGCACCGACCACATCCGGCCGCCGCGGGTGACGACGCAGCCGATCGCGCGCCCCTCGTGGGGCAGGACGAAGCCGCTGCCGCCCTCCTCCCTGCTCAGGTCGCTGACGAGCTCGCGGACGCCGCGTTCGGCACACTCGGCCGAGCAGTAGAGGTGGTCGCCGAGGCGCGGTGCGATCGGCGCGCCGTGGATCACTTCGGCGACCACGACGTAGGCGTCGGGGGCCGGTGTGAGCGTGTCGGTCAAGATGGTCTCCAAGGGGTCGGTGAGTTCGGCCAGTTCCGAACTCCTACTTATATCTTAATGGCGTACACCAAGGCGTCAATGTTGCCGATCTTGTGAACGCCCCTGTCTCTGCCTGGCGTTGGCACCCTTCTCGCGCCCCATTCGGGCCAGCTCTCGCACTCGTTGGCGGGCCATCTCCAGGGCTTGTGGGTCCGTCTCCGCAACGCGCCGCTCCTGCTCGGCAAAGAACTGCCGTAGCCAGTCCTGCTGCTCGCGGTGCTCGCGGTCGACCGCTTCGCGCCGCGCCTGCTCCCGCCCGGCACGCGGGTTCGTCCCGCACCCACGGCAGTTCCCCACCGGCTCGGCGTGCTTCGGGCAGCCCGCCCGCTGTGGCTCTCCGCGCTCCGCCTCCGGCTTCCCTGCGGCGTCAGCCGTGGGGGGAGGGGGGTTAGGAAGAGAAGAGGAAGAAGGAGGAAGAGAAGGGGTTTCCCCAGGGGAACCCGCCCGGTTTCCCGAGGGCAACCCACTGGGTTCCCCTGAGGCAACCCTGCTCGGAGCATCATCAGGGTTCCCCTGGGGCAACCCTGGCTCCGAAGCGGCCTCGACGGCGGCTCGTGCCTCTTCCCGTGCGGCGACGTCCTGTTGGGTCCGGGCCGCCGACGACGGCTTGCGGCGCGCGGTCTTGCGGGCCAGCCGGGGGTTGGTCGGGGCACGCTGCGCCGCTCGGCGCCGCTCGATCAGCTCCTCCGTCGACGGGATGGGCGGCACGCCGTGCGGGAACACCCGGTACTCGGCGCGACGGCCGACACGTCCGACCGTGACCCGCTCGACCAGGCCGAGTCCGACGAGCTGCGTCACCACCGTGATGACCTGCTTCTCCCCTACGCCGGCCCAGGCCATCATCCGCTCCAGGCCCGGCCGGGCCAGCCTGGTCTGGTCGTCGGCCGAGTCCGCGATCTTCATGAGGACCAACTTCTGCGTCGTGTTGATCACCTCCTTCGGCAGGTAGGCGGCCACCACCATCAGTTGGATGCTCACCGGCACCTCTCCGTGTTCCGTCCGGTTCCTGCCGCGCCAGGGCGGGGGCGGAGCATGCCAGCTCCGCCCCGCCGAGTGGCGCGATCAGGGCTTTTGGCGCGCGGTGACGTTGATGCTCACTGCGGTCCGCCGGTCGTGGTCGAGGCGCGTGGGCACGGGGATGCCCACCTCCTTCAGCGTCGCCTTCATCGACGCCGCGTCGGGCACCATCGGTACCTTCAGCCCTGCGCGGCGGTACAGCGCGACTATCGCCTCGACGTCATCGACCTTGGTCGGGTTTCCGCCGCTCCACTTCAGGACGTTGTCGCCGTAGACGCCAGGTTCGGAACCTTCGAGCTGGGCGCGCAGGAACTTCTGCCTGTCCTTGAGCGGCTTGATCTGCTCGGAGACCTCGGCGTACTCGGCAAGCGCCTTCGCGCGTTCCTCGTCGTCGTGGATGAGCTGGCTCTGCGGGGAGCGCCCGGAGACGAGCGGGCCCCAGCACGCGGTGCGGAACGGGCAGTGGTCGCAGATCGCGGAGATGCCCGGCCCCTGGAAGGTGCGCGGCAGCTCCTCCGGGGAGGCGGCGGCCCGCACCTGCTGAACCCACCAGCGGGCACGGCGGGCGCGGTCGGCCTCGTAAGCGATCTCCTGAACGTGGTCGTCACCCGAGTCGCGGTTGATGAACCGGAAGCGGATGCGAGCGACCGGCACCGGCCCGAGGTGGGCAAGCTGCCGCTGGCCCCGGACGCTGGCGAAGCCTTCCGTGCCGAGCAGATCGGCGTACAGGTACACCTGCCGCAGCTCGGCCTCGCTCGCGCCGTACCGCAGGACGCTGTCCCACTGGTACGTGCTCTTGGTCTTCACGTCCTCGACGGTCGTCTCTTCGGCCGGGAGCGTGGGACGCAGCCGCTTCGGGAGCCGGGCGGCGGTGGTGCTGTCGAGCTGGACGGCGTCGATGTGGCCCCGGACGGTGTCGTCCTCGACGCGGCGCTCGACGAGCCAGCCGTACTCCTCGCGGGCGGCGTCGAGTATCCCGGCGTGCAGCCAGGTCCCAAGGATCGCCTTGCGCTTCTCGCCGACGTCAGTCGGGGTGCGGCCGTGCAGGAGGTATCCGGCCCGGCGGGCGCACACGGTGTCGCTGGCACCGAGCTTGGTCTGTTGGGAGCGGGGGCGGCGTGCGTCCGCCGCGTGAGCGGCGGGCCACAGGCTGACGGGCCGCTCCGGCGCGATGGCCATAGTGGTCACGGTGTTCTCCAAGAGGATGGGGTGCCGCCCGCCCACAGCGGGCGGCACCCGGTGTCGTCAGGGGTCAGGAGGCGCGGCGGGGCGCGGCGGGGCGCTTACGCGGGGTGCGCTTCGCCGGGGCCGGGGCCTCGTCGGACTCCGCGGCGGTGTCCGGCGTGGTCTCCGGGGTGGCCTTCTTCGCGGCACGCGCCCGCTTCTTCGGCGCGGGCTTGTCCGTGCTCTCGTCCTGGCCCACGGCCTGGGAGTCCTCGGCGGACTCGTCCTTCGCGTCGCCGCCCTTCTCGGTCGCCGCTTCGAGCCCGGCGGCCTCGCGCAGACGTCGGGTCGCCTCTTCCGCCTCGCGGACGACGGCTTCGGCGTCGGCCCGCGCCATCTCCTCGTCCACGTAAACGCCGGACAGGTCCTGCGGTGCGGCCATGCGCAGCGCGCCGGCCTCGGCGCACTTGCGGAGCATGTGGGCGGGCATCTGCTGCCACATCTTCGCCACGACGTACGCGCCCTGCTTGCGGTCGTAGTACGTCGGGGCGAACTCGTCCCAGCGGGCGATGAACGGGAACCTGGCGTTGCCGCGCAGGACGGTGACCTTGACCGCGGCCGGGTACGCCTTCGACAGCCAGACCTCGTGGGCGTTGCCCTCGGAGTCGTAGTAGACGGTGTCCTCGTACGAGATGGACTCCCCGGCCTTGATAGCCGCGCGGTGGGCGACCGTGCGGAAGCCGTCGATGCCGGTCTGGATGGTCCAGGTCTTCTCCGGCTCGTCGGGGTTGTCGGCGGCCTTCCAGTTGGTGCGGCCGATCATGTAGATCTGCCGCGCGAACGGGTCGAGGCCGGACCGCACGCAGAAGTGGAAGAACAAGGCCAACTGGGCACGCGGCGCCTGGGCGAGTCCCGGGCTGATCAGCGACAGGGCGGCCACCTGCCGCGCGTCGAACTCCACTTGGTCGGCGCGCAGCACAACGGCGCTCTGGGACACGCTGCGTTCGGGCAGCACCTCGGTGGCGGTCGGGGGCGGGCCGCTGGACGGAGCGTCGTCGCCCTGCTGCTCGGTCGGTTGATTCATGGGTCGTTCGTCTCCAAGAGAACTGGTTCAGTCGGTCCGCAAGGCGCGGACCTCGAACGCGCCCGCCCACTCGGGGTGGCGCTCGATGAGAAGCCGGACGTACCGGCTGCGGAAGTTGTTGTTGAGGCGGAACTCGTCGCCCTCGGTCGCCGTGACGTAGCGCCAGCGCAGGACCTCGAAGAGCATCCCGATGCCGACACGGCTCGCGCCGCGCTTCAGGTAGTCGGCAGTCAGGGCCTCCAACGCGCGCAGCACCCAGGGGTTGAGCTCGTGGAATGTCTCGAACTGGGCCTGGATCGAAGCCGGCTGGCCGTCCGGCTGCCTCACGGTGTGGATGACCAGTCCCGGTATCTCGTCCTGGACGGCTGCCATACCCACCCCCTGATGACTTCTTTCAAGAATGTCACCTATCTTGCGGGTCGGCGGACAGATGATCAACCCCACCGGCTAAAGGCGCGTCTTCACATACTCAGCCCGAGGTCAGGCGGAGGCTCGCTCGGCCGCCTCCTCCATGCGCGCTTCGCGAGCCTCGTTGGCCGCCGCTGCGGCCCGCAGGGCGTCGATGGCGACGTTGGACTCGGGGTGCTTGAGGACGTAGAGCGAGAGGGCCCCTTCGACGACCAGGGCCTCACGGGCATCCATGATTGCGATCTCGCCGCCGCCCGGTGTGGCGATGAACTGCACTGCTGCCTCCTTGGTGAACTGCGGAACCCCGTAACGGGGATTACTTATATCTTATGTGCAATTCGAGGCTAGGTACAGCGTTTGCGCAGGTCAGAGGGGCTTTCGGGCGTGGCGGCCTCGGGTCAGTACGCGACTGCCGGGCCCGTCGTAGGTGCCGTCGCGCAGGGCGGCGACGACTGCCTCATCCACGTCCCAGGGCAGGCTCCGCGCGCTCTCGCGGAGGTTCGGGACGGCGTCGAGGACGGTGTCCAGCATCCAGAGCATCGACCCGGACAGCAGCCAGTCGTGCTCCGGGAACCGCCCTGTCGCGATGGTCGTCGCCAGGTTGCCCTGCGCGGGCAGGTGGAACAGCTCGATGATTTCCTGCTGGCCGACGATCGGCGGCAGCTCATCCCCCAGGTCCGGCTCCCAGCCCTCGCCCTGCTCCGCGATGATCCGCGCCTTCGCGTCCAAGTCGACCTGGCGGAACCGCGCGGTGGTCGCTCCCCACCCGGCCGCGAAGCCGAGCGGCCAATACCGCACCCCACTGACGATGATGGCGGTCTCCGGATCCAGCACGCTGCCGCGACTCGGCGACAGCCACTGCGCGACCTGCTTCGGATCGACGCGGTACAGCGCGGCGAACTCCTGGTGCCCGACCAGATACGGCTTGCGCCGACTCATCCCCGTCCTCCGGTGTCTGCCCTGAATGCAGAGGGCAGCGTAGCCGTATGGGCACGCCGGCGTGCGCGGCGGTCGCTGCTATGGTGGCGGCGGTCTTTTCTCCAAGAGGCCAATCGGCCCCCGCTTCGGCGGGGGCCGTGTGCGTTGCCGCGCGCTCTACGCGGTCTTGCCCTCGGGATGGTCGGTGGTGGAGCTGAGCCGGGTCGAGCCCCGCTCCTTTCGCTGGCGCGTGAACCGCAGGGCATGGATGGTTCGCCCGCCGGTCGCCTCGCGGAAGGCGGTCGCCACCTCGGCCTTGGTCAGCCGCCGCCCTCCCAGAGTGAACAGCGGTCCGTCCGTGCGTGCTCCGATCAGCTCGCGCAGCGCGTTGGCCGCCGACACGGTGATCCCGGCCTCGTAGACGCCGACTTCCTTCGTGTGCCGGATGACGACCAGACGGTCATTCAGCTCCGCGTCCGGCACGTTGAACGCCAGGACCTCGTCCAGCCGGACCTCCGACTCCCAGAGCAGTTGCCACACCGCGCGGATGGCGGCCGGGACCGCCGGGTTTGCGAGCGCGGTGTCCACCTCCAGGTCGGTGACGAGCAGGCTTGTCTTATCCATCATGACCCCCAGGCCGCAGGAACAAGTGCGCCCTCACGCTATGCGGGCTGTCGGACAAAACCGCTGACGGATTGCTGCGGTCGGAGGAGCAGGTCTTCGAGGCGATGCTGGACGGCTGGCGCAACCAGCAGCTGGCTCGGAACCTTGCGCTGTCGACCATCAATGGCCGGGAGCGAAAGGTGCGGGCGTTCGCCGCGCACGCGGACGCCTTTCCGTGGACCTGGTCCTCGCCGCTGGCGGACGAGTGGTTTGGCGACCTGCGTGCGGTCCGTGGCTGTGTGCGCTCGACGCCGCGCGGTTACCAGGAGTCGGTGCGGCCGTTCTGCGACTGCGCCACGGTGCGAGGTCGTCAGTTCTGCTCTCCTACATGGCCATTATCCGACAACTGTGCTCTGCCGGAACCGTCGAGCGCGGCCATCGCTCCCCGCGCCGAAACGCGATGGGGGTAGATCTTTCACGCCGGACTCCGCGTTGGTATATCTGGGTGGCAGTAGGGGGTGGCTGTCCACTTCCGCCGTGCCGGAAGGTCGGGCATCTTGAATACCGCACCCATATGCGGTTACTGCCGCCAGATCGTCGAACTCCGGAGCGGGATCATCATCCCGCATTGGAGAGAGGATTTCTCTTCTTCCCTGTGTCCTGCGTCCTACCGCGAGTCCACCCATGTCCGCTGGCTGAGAGGCGAAGAGCTCGAGCACTACCAGCTCGACCGGGCGGGGAAGGCCAACCGCCGCCGCCAGCAGCTTCGGGCCACCCACGACGCTGCCCGCCGCGCCATGAACCCCTATGACGACGACCCAGTTCCAGCGCCGGAATTGCTCCCCATGCACGAAGGTCGCCGCTACGTGGCCGTCATGCTTCCCGGCTCGGGCCCGGCGGATGTGTGGCTCCCGGGCAAGACCCGAGGGGAACAGCGGCGCTTCATCGGCCGCTTCCTGCCGAGCACACACGGCCTCGGGTGGAACGAGAAGCGGGGCTGCTGGAGTGTGCCTACCCGTCACTTCCTCGAGCTGGCTCGGCACCTGCTGCGCTATAACCAGGTGATCATGCTCGGGCGTGAGTTCAACCCGATCGAGAAGTGCAACGGGGCCTGCCGTCACGCAGCAGGCCCCGACTGCCAGTGCTCATGCCGGGCGAAGTATCACGGGCAAGGGCAATGGAAGGCAGGATGGATCGAGGTGAACGAGTTCGACACCGACTACCACGGGGACTCCTGGCACTGGACCATCTTCACGCGCGATACCGACAGGCGATAGCACCTCGATCAGAAGCCCGAGGCTACCTGGTGAAATGCCCACTCCACAGACGCACTGCAGCGATTCGCCACCTCGTCCTCCGGGCCCCAACTCCGGTAGTCGCCCGGATGCTCGGCTACCACGACGACACCACCGCCCGCCTCGCCGAAAGGGCCGGAGGAACCTGGCGGCACTATGCCCCAGGCGACCATTCACGGTGACCACAAGCCCTCAACAGCCGGGGAATACGCGACTTCCCCTTACGCGAGGTCGCCAGTTCCGGACCCTGACACTCGCGTACCACTCCGGGCCCACGGCCACCGCCACCACTCCGTCGTCCCGGTACCTCACGCCGACCTGCTCACCCGCGTACGCGCGAAGCCCCCTGAGCGGGTGCTCGCAACACAACCGCGCGCGGTGGGAGCGGGCAACACTGACCCCTCCCGTCGTTCCACGCAACGCTCTGACCTGCGCGCTTAACCATCGGTGAGAAAGGGTGCCGGTCACCAGCCTTCGCTGAGAATCGATCAACCTTTACTGCGAGAGGTCAGGAAACGATCAAGACCATCGCGGGAAACGATCAGGGCAGGAGTTCCGTCACTGACGGACCGCATTTCGTCGGTGAGCCCCTGCTTGGCGGCAGGGTGTTCTCTTAGCCGCGGGCCAGGCTGAAGACCGTGAGCACTACCGCGGTGATGCTGGCCAGTACGGCGACAGTCGGCAGCGGCCACCTGGTCTTCTCCAGCGCGCTCACCCTTTCCTCCAGGTCCTCCAGGGCCTTGTCCGTTTGGTCGCTGCGCTGGACGAGCAGCGCCAACTGTCCGTCGATGCGAGCGAATCCGACCTCCAGCGCCTGGCGCAGCTCCGCCAGGGCGAGCGCGACCTGTCCTTCGGGCACGATCTCCTCCTTCCTATCGCTGCCCGGTGGTCAGTGCTGGGGCGTGGCCGGGTCGCGCTTCATCGGCAGCCACGAGGCCGTTCCGGGCCTGCCCAGGACGGTGCCGAGGGTGGACTTCAACGCGCTGAGCGCGGCCGGTATCGCGGAGACCGCGGCGGCCTGCCACGCCGACAGCGACACCATGTCCGTCGTGCTGGAGGCTGCCATCAGGCCCAGCAGCGACTGGAGGTAGGTGGCAACGGTGCGCTCGGCGACATCGGCAAGGGCCTGCGGCATCGGGTCGTGCTCCTGGTTCGGGGTGGTGGGGGTCGGGTCGGCGGCACCGGCCTGGTGCGGGACGCGGAGGTCCGCCCAGGTCTGCGGGCCGGGAATGCCGTCGGCGTCGGCGCCGTGGTGGCCGCGCTTGATCTGGTAGGCCGCATACGAGCGGCGGTGCGCGGCGTTCCACACCGGGCCGGGCGGCGTGTCGTAGGAGTCGCAGCCCTCGGCAATCAGCCGCTTCGCCATCGCGGCGATCACCGGGGAGGAACGGCCCTCGCGGAAGAACTGCTTGCCCGGGTACGCCGCGTACTTCGGTGTCGGCTTCGGCTTCGGGCCCGGCTTGGGCTTGGGCCTCGGGTCGGGCTTCGGCTTACCGCCGTCCTTGAGGTGCCGGGCGACCCGGGCGCGGAAGTCGTCCATGTCGATGCCGCCCGGGTCAGGCTTCCCCGGCTGCCACTCCTTGTGGCCGATGACGGAGTGCTCGTTCCAGCCGTGCGCACGGCAGATGGCCGCCGCCGCCCGCGCCATCGCGTCGAGCTGAGCCGCTGGCCACGGCTGACTCCCGGTATAGATGCACTCGAAACCGTAAAAGTGCCGGTTGCCGTCGGTATCCGCTTCGTTGTCGCGCGGGAGGTCCGTCTTCTCCGCGATGACCGCGAGCAGGACGTCGGTGTCCCCCATGCCGGCGTGGTTGGTCCGGCCGTAGCCGACCAGGTGGATCGTCCCGGACCGGTCGATGACGCCATGGCACAGGGGTCCTGGGAGATCCTGGTAGCCGACGCGGCACAGCTCCACCATGTCCTTCTCGGAGCTGTACGGCCCGGTGTGGTGGATCATGACCCCGTTCGCGGGGCCCCAGTTGCCGTGGGTGTTCCGGTTGTGGGTGCGCCATTTGCCGTGCTCGACCACGCCGAGCCCGGCGCCCTTCAGCACGGACAGGAACCTGTCCGCGCTCAGCGGTGTAGCCACGCGCTTCGTCCTTCTCCCCTGCGCCGGATGGCAGTCGGCCGTGGCCGCCGCGGCGGTCCGGTCCCTCGGGAGTGCGAAGCGGGTGGAGGGTCACCCAGGCGTCATGCTACCGGCGCACACCGGCCGGTGGCCGGGGTGCGCAGCCGGTCAGGTGTCGGCGCGGTCGGTCCGGAACGATGTGCTGTCGAGGCTGATCCAGGACGCGCGGACGCTGCCGCCGTCCTGGACGCGCAGCCGCATCATGCCCTTCGGGTCGATGTCGAGCTGGAGGCTGCGGCGCGCCGCGTCGGAGGCGACATCGACCGTGCGCGGCGCTTCCGGCCAGTACCCCTCGGGCAGCAGCGCGACCAGTTGCTCGTCGGCGGCCCGGCCGCCCGCCAGTCCGATACGGCCGCAGAATTCGGTCGTGTCCCAGGGGTTGGCGCGGAACTGCGGCGGCTGCTCCTCGTCAGGGACGGTGGTGTCGCCGGTCAGCGGAAGGTTGCGCCACTCCGGGTACGGCGCGCGGCGGGCGCGCTCCAGGGTGACGACCCGCTTCTCCAGCTTGGCCAGTCGGCGGCCGAGGTCGGCGATCGTGTCCGGCACCTACCGCTCCTCTCCTTCGCCCGTCTCATCCTCGGGCTTGTTGGTGCGCTCCAGCTTCAACGTCACGCGCTCGGCCGTCTCGCCCTCGCCGGGCCGCACCGTCCAGCCGACGATCCGGCACCAGCCGTCGTACTCGGTGTGCGGCTCGAACAGGCGGATCCGGACGTCGTCCCCGATGCGCAACGCGTGGATCGGGGCCGCCGGGTGGTCGATGATCTCCAGCTCGGTCAGCGAGGGCAGGACCTGGCGGGCCAGCCGTTCGCGGTGGGCCCGCTGCTTCAGCTTCGCCTCGTCCTTCTCGCTCGTCTCCAGCCGGTGTTCCAGGCGCAGGCGGCCGTTGCGTACGCCGTCCACGACGACCTTGCGCTTCTTGCCTTCGCCCGCGCCGAGCCCGATGACCCACTGGGCATAGGAGTCGGCGTCCTTGATGACGTGCGGGGTGCCGACCACGTTGGCGCCGGTGGTGAACGTCAGGTCCTCGCGGCGTCGGCCAAGGCGCGGCGCACCGAGGATGATGCGGCGCTCGGCGCGGCGCCCGCGCCATGCCACGGTCTCCGACCACTCCAGGCCGTCATCGATCTCGGCCATCTCGTCCACGATCTCGCCGAGGTTGCGCGGGTCGGTCTTGGAGGTGGTGTACGGGTCCTTCGCGGTGCCGGTCTTCGCCTTCGACTTCGTGTCGTCCACGACCACGCCGAGGTCTCCGTCCGGCTGCGCCTGGGCGTATGCCCACACATCGCGGATCACGTCGCAGGGGTCCGTTGCGATGTACGGGCCACGGCCGTCGAGGTTTCCGTGCAGGTCGAAGCGGCGGTGGAGGTAGCTCGTGAACCCGGAGGCTTCGACGGGCAGGGTGTTGCCCTCTGGTTCGGCGCGCCACAGCAGCCCGCCCCAGTCGAGGCGGGCGTTGCGCTCGACGAGGAGCACGGTGTCGCCGGCGTCGAGGGCGTCACCGAGGGAGCGGCGGAACGCAGTCGGCAAGGTCGCCTTCAGTGAGCCGGGCCCGGATATCTCCGGGCCGTATTCGACCTCGCTCAGCGGCAGGTTCCAGTGCAGAACGTCGCCGGTCGCGGCCCGCGCGATGATGTAGCGGTAGTCGGCCATCGTCACGCAGGCCCTTCCGTGAACGCGACGTCGAGCGTGATCGTCGTGCCCTTGGCCACGGTCAGGTCGCCGTCGCCGTACTTGTCGTTCTGGTTGATCTCGACGGCCAGGTGCTGGCGGGTGCCCCGGTAAGTGGGCGGCACGGCGAGCGTGTCGGCCAGGGTCACGGAGGAGCGGCGTGTGGTGGTGCCGTCGTCGTCTACGACGGTCGGCTTCGCGGCGCGCTCCCCGAGCCGGGTGCGCAGCTCGGCGTATACGGAGCCTGCCCCGGCACGCAGGCCAGAGAGGGCGACGACGACGGTGGCCGTCGTCGCCCAAGCTGGGACGTCCACATCCCAGGCGGCCTCCTTGGGCCAGGCCGCCCACTGGCCATACTTGCCCGGCACCTCCTCCGTCGTGGTCGGGTGCACGGTGCGCAGAGTGCGCTCGGTGCGCGGGTTGGCCAGCCGACGCAGATCGGTAATCATCCCGGCGGTGATCGTCGCGGTGTTCCGAGGGATGGTGATGCGAGCCAGCGGGATCGCCGTCATCTCCCGCAGCGCGGTGGTGTCCTGCGAGCCGATGCCCTGGATGAGATGGAAGTAGCCGATCTCCTCGCGGCGCGGGTCGCGGTCGCCTTCGAACTCCGGGTCCTCGATGCGCAGCACGAGCAGGTCGGTGCGGGCCACCGGCCCGGTCGGCGGCACGTCGACCACGGTGTCGCCAATGTTGGACTGGGTGTAGGCCCCTTGCCACGGCCGGGCACCGTGGATCAGAGCAGAGCCGTCGCCGACCCGAACACCGGGGCCGGGGGTCTCCAGCGGCCGGACCTTCAGGTCGTCGCTCCCGGCGACGCCCTGCCGGCCGCGAGCAAGGTCGCGGACCATCAGGCGCATCGCGCGGGCTGAGTGGTCGGCCCCGCGCACCATCATCGGGGGTTGCAGCGTCACGAATGCTCTCCGTTCACAGGGTGGTGTACGCCGACCGCCACGCCACCTCGAGGCGCGCGGTGCCGGACGGGTCGTTCGCGCTCCACGCGATCTCGGACCGTCCGGGCGGCAGGGTGAACAGGTCGAGACGGGATGCGGGGCTGAGGTCGTTGGCCACGTTGACGGTGCCGTTGCGCAGGGCCCAGCAGGTGCCGGGCCGGGTCTCCAGCTCCACCCACTCGCCCTCGTGCAGCGACAGGTCGAGTTCGAGGACACGGCGGGTGACCGTGTTCCAGATCCGCGGTCCAGCGACCGGCCCGTGCACGCGCAGGCTCGGGTAGGTCGCCACGTCACCGTGGTTGGTGACCCATCCAGGCCGCTCGTCGGCCGGGCGGTGCTCACGGTCAGCGGGGCGGCGGCAGGCGGCGGGTCGGCCCATCGCCTCGTCGACGGTGCGGTCCGCGGTGGTCGCGTGGGCGGCTTGGTCTAGGCCGAGCGTCAGCTTCGAAAGCTCGTCGTCGTACCAGCGAGGGTTGTCCAGGCCGACGAACTCGATGTCCAGGGGGATCCAGCCGTGCACGGCGGTGGCGGTGCTGGTGGCCTCCATACGGCGAAGTCGCCCGTACATGCGCCGCGTTGTGTGACTGGGCCACCGGCCGCGCAGGACGTGGCGGCCGTCCGGGCTGGTCCGGGCGGCGGGGTCGTCCAGGGCGCGTTCCAGCCGGGCGAGGATCTCGGCGGCCTTCACCGGGTCGCCGGGCGTCTTGATGCCCGCCTCGAAGCGCAGGGGGCGCGGACCGTAGAAGTCGCGGCCGGGGGCGGTGCCGTCGCCATTGGCGTTGTCGGCGTCCTGCGACCGGGTGGCCGGGGAGCCGAGACCTTCGATGTTCCCGACCGGGACGAGGCTGCCGGTGCCGAGGACGACGCCGCCGATCTCGTATTGAAACGGGGCCAGTTCGGGGTTCTTGTTCGGTGCTGTGCTCATCACACTCTCCCGCCCCGCTGCGCGTTGCGCAGGGTGCGCATCATCTCGGTGCCGATCTGCTCGGGGGTGGCTCCGCTGTCGGTGACGGTGACCGGCATGGAGCCGATCAGCGGCTGCTGCTCGCGCACGACGACGACCTGGACCCGGCCGCCGGCGCGTGCGTCGACCACGCGGGTGCGGGCGCGGTCGCTGCCGGTGCGCAGGTCGAAGGAGCGGACGACGCCCGCCATCGCCGCGACGCTGCGGGCCTGTTTGAAGGAGCTGGCGAGCATCGGGCTGTAGTCGCGGCCGCGGGCGTTTCGGACGCCGCCGTTGGCGTACCACTCGACCTGGCCGCCGAACCGGTCGACCACGGTCTCCACGATCGCCTTGCTGCGCTCGCGCTTGGCAGCGGCCAAAGGCACATAAGCCTCCCCGCCTGTCTCCCGCTCCCCCCATATGCGGTAACTCCCGGCCGGGGCGATCTGCGCGACGTGCCGCTCGCGGCCCGTTCCCCCGGTGACGCCGCCGTCCGCGAAGTAGTCGACAACCGCCCCGTCCGCGTGCTTCTTGGCGGCGCGGGCCTGCGCGTCGGCCTGACGCCGGATGGCGTCCGCGACGTTGGTGTTCTGCTCGGCGAGCTGGCTGAAGATCGAGACATGCCGGGTGGTGACCGTGACCTCCTTGCCGCGCAGGGAGTTGATGCGCTCCTGGATGGAGTCGGCCGCCTTCCGCGGGCCGCCGGTGGGCACCGTGACCTTCACGTTCTTCGAGCCCGGGACCTTCTCGATCCGGAACCCCAGGGCCTCCAACTGCTTGCGGGCCTCGGCGGTCGGCGCGCGCACGACGACGGACTTCGCGCCGGGTGTCGCGCGGATCTTCGCCTGCACGGCTTCCAGGCTCTTGATCGCTGCGGCGGTCGGCGCGGAGACCTTCACGTTCTTGCTGTTCGGGGTGCGGCCGAGCTTGTCGATCAGGGTGTCGAGGTTCTTCTTCGCCCCTGCGGTCGGCGCGGTGATCTTGATCTGCCGGGTGCCGGGCACCGTCTTCACGGTGAACCCCAGGCTCCTCAGCTTCTTCTGGGCCCCGTCGGACAGCGAGTCGACCTTGATCGTCTTCGCGTTCGGCAGCCGCTGGAACTCCGCCTGGACGGCGATGAGGTTCGCCAGGGTGCTGTCCATGCCCTTGGTCTGGAGCAGCAGCGACACCTTGGACGGCAGCAGGCCGAGGCTGTCCGCGACGCCTTCAGCCTGGGTCTTGGTCAGTCCGTAGCCGCGGGCGGCCTGGATCGCTTCGGACCGGGCGCGGCTCATCTGCTCGCGGGCCTTCGCCAGCGCGGCCGGCAGGTCCTCGCCGTTGCGCTGGGCCAGGTCGAAGGTCGCCACGGAGGCGTCGGCCGCCGCGTCGGAGAGCGCGGTGAGCTGGGTGTAGAGGCCCTGCCCGTTCCGCGTCGTGGTGTTGAGGGTCTTGTCCTCGTTGACGAGCTGCTTGCCGCCGTACCCCTGGCTGCGGTCGACGTTTTTGCTGCCCTCTTGCAGGTCGAGGACGGCCGAGTTCACCTTGGCCTCGGCCGCCTGGAGGGAGATCTGGCCGCCGGACAGCAGGTCGAGCGCGGACTTCAGGGACCGGGTGCGCGTATCGGCGTCGGCGGTCTGGTCGGCCAGCCCGCCGACCGCCTGCTTCAGCCGGTCGTACGCCGAGGTGCCGTCTCCGGCACCCTTGGTGGCCTTGGCCAGGTCCTTGGCATTTTTCAGCGCCCCGGCCATCTCGCCCTTGACGGAGCCGAGCGCGTCGGCGGCGTCCTTGTACTGCTGGCCGACCTCGGAGTAGTCCTGGACCGTCGCCTTGCCAGCGGCGACGTCCTTCCACACCTTGTGCTTGTCGGCCGTGGCCTGGAGCTGCTTCTGCAGCGCGTCCAGCGAGGTGCCCTGGCCGAGGTAGGCGTCGGTGAGCGAGGCCAGCGGGACCCCGGCCTGCTCCATCACCTTGGTGAGCTGGCCCTGTTCCGTCTTCGTGTCCAACAGCGACTGCGCCGCCGCGTTGCGGACATTGCTGTCGATCTGCCCGCCGGACTCGCGCAGCGCGGACGTGAGCGTGGACACGCGCTGCTGGTGCTCGGCCGCGGCCTGAGCCGCCTTCTGCTGCCGCGCGGCGAGCAGCCCCAGGCCCACCGACACCCCGGCCATGACCACGCCGAACGGTCCGCCGAGCGCGTTGGTCACGCCGCCGAGCGCCGAGCGCAGTCCCGATCCGGCTGCCCTCCCGACGCCGTTGAGCGTGCCCATGAACGTGACTCCGGCACCGTTCGCGCTGCGGAACGCGGAGGTCATGTTGCCGAGGAACCCGACTCGGGCCTGGACGGCGGCCCAGGCCGCGCCGTACCGCGAGAGGGCGACGCCGGACGAGGCGGCCAACGACTGCTGGACGCGCATCTGTTGGTTGAAGGAGGTGAAGCCCGAGCGGACGGGTCCGGTCAGGGTGGTCGCCATGTTCGTCAGCGCCGGCTGGGCGCGGCGGAACAGGAGCATGGCCAGGGCGGCGGACTGGATCGGGCCAGGCAGTGCGCCGAAGGCGCTGACCAGACCACCGACGGCGTGACCGATCGGGACGAGCACCATCGACAGGCCCGAGACCGCGTCCATCGCGAGGTTGGCGACGGTGGCGATGATGTCGAGCGTCCCGGCCGCCGCGCCGCCTTCCTCCCCGAGCCCGGAGACGGCCTCCAGGATCGGTTCCGCGCCGTCGGCTGCGTTCGACAGGACGTCTCCGAGGGTGCGGCCCGCGTTGATCAGCAGGTTGAGACCGGTGGCGAGGGAGTGCTCACCGACGTCCTTGAGCGGGCCGACGAGCTGCTGGGCCTCCTCGATGAGGCCGCTGAGCCCGTCCTTCGTCTGCTCCTTCAGTTCCGGCCCGTACAGCGTGGCGATGTTCCGCCCGTACTCCAGCGCCGTGGTCAGGTACGGCGTGGCCCCGGACATCCCGCGGGTGAGCAGGCGGGTCACCCACTCCAGGCCGGGTGCCATCCCCTCGTACAGGGCGATGCCGGTCTGCCGTGCCTGGGTGCGCAGTTGCGTCATGGCACCGGCAAGGCCCTCGCCGCGCGAGGCGGTGATGGACGCGGCCGAACCGGTTTGCCGTACAGCCATCGACAGGGAGTCGAAGGACTCGGTGCCCTGGTGGGCGAGCGCGACCGCGCCACTGAGCGCGGGCTTGCCGAACGCGCGGGTCACTCCAGCAACGAAGTCCTGCTGATTCATGGAGTGTTCGGCCTTGGACAGGCCGTCGATCACCGTGCGCAGGCCCTTGAAGCGCCCTTGGGCGTCCCAGGCTTCGATCCCGAGGTCGCGCAGGGCGTTCTTCATGATTGGCGTCGGCGCGGCGAGGTTGGCGAAGATCCCGCGCAAGCTCGTGCCTGCCGTCTGCCCGAGGATGCCGGATTTGCCGAGCATTCCGACCGCGGCGGCCGTGTCCTGGAGGGTGACGCCGAGCGCGTTCGCGACCGGGCCCGCGTACCGCATCGAGTAGTAGATGTCGGTGATCGAGCCCGACGCGTTGTTGGCGGTGGCGGCGAGAGTGTCTGCCGCACGGGACGCCTGATCAGCACCGAGGCCGTACTGATCCATGATGTCGCCCAAATACTTGGCCGACGTGGCGGCGTTGACGTCGGCCGCCGCCGCGAGCTGGAGCGAGGCGCGTACGGAGTCGATCGACTGGTCCGCACGGAAGCCGGCCTTCGACAGCTCGACCATGCCCTCGGCGGCGTCCGCCGACGTCGAGGTGGGCAGCGTCAGGTCGTTGCCGAGTTCGCGGGCGACGGCGGCGGCCCGCTTCATCTGTCCGGCGGTCGCGTCCGTCACCGCGCGGAAGAGGTTCATCTGCCGCTGGTACTTGTTGCCCTCCTCGATGACCTCGCCGGTGCCCAGGACGAGGGCGCCGCCCGCGAGCATGTTCGTGGCGGACAGGCCCCGCCGACCAGCCCCGGCGGTCGCCCGCTGGAGCCGGGACATCGACCGTGCGCCGTCGTCCCCGGCCGCGCGCAGCGCGGCACGGGCCGCCCCGGCGTGGGCAGTGATCCGGTTCAGCTCCCCGACGGCCGCGCGGGAGGAACGATTCAGCGCAGCGAACTGCGCAGCGAGCTGCGCCCCGTTGGCATCCAGCCGGGCCAGAGACCGGTTCGCGGCGTCAGTCCGGTCCCCCAGGGTCCGCATCTGGGCGGAGGCAGCACGGGTTCCCGCGATCAGGTCGCGGACCTCGGCGCGCATCGCGACCGTGAGGGTAAACCCGGCCACCGCGGCGGCCTCCTTACATGGTGCGGGGGTGGATCAGGGGCGCGGCTCGTACTGCTCGCGCGGCAGGAGCTGGATCTTCACGCCGTAGCCCGACCGGTCCTGGGGAACGTGATCGCGTTCCTGCTCGATCAGCTCGCAGCCGGGACAGCGCAGGGTGTCGGTGACGTAGGCGTGGGGGTCGCCGCCGCGTTCGCGGTCCCACTCCTCCAGCCGGGTGTGGCACTCCGGGCACACCGACCGGTGCCACTCCGCCCAGGCCAACGCCTTGGCCCGGTCGAGGTCGGACCAGCGGCCGTCGCCGCCGAGGAACTGCGAGTGCGGGATGCCGTACCGCTCACACAGCTCCAGTTCGGCGCGCAGGCCGGCGTCACGGCTCAGCCTTTTCCCAGCTCGACCCGGCTTTCCTGCTGGATCTGCCAGGCGGCGTCCCACAGCGCGTTGGCGTCCGGCGCCGACCAGCCGTTCAGAAGCTCCTCGGCCTCCTCGCGGCTCATGCCGTCCACGGAGGCCGCCGCCACCAGCGCGGCGGGGAAGGTGTCGGCGTTGAAGATCGCCCCCTCCTCCGCCTGCTGTTCGGTGGGCGGGTGCTGGGCGATCAGCTCCTCCAGAACTGGGCGCGGTAGCGCGCGGAAGGTCAGGAACTCCGAGGCCGCGTCGAGTGCCTGGAGGGCCTGGTCCCGCGCCGCATCAGCGTCGGTTGCCTGGCGCGCGGCCAGCTCGTCACCCGGGTTGGCCTCGGCGACGAACCGGGCACGGCGGGCGGCCTGCTCGGCCTCTTCGTACTGCTGGCGCAGCTCGGCGTCATCGCAGATGCGGAGCCGGTTCTGCGGGCGGGCTCGGCGGCGGAGCCGTTCCATCTTGGCCGACCACGCCCCCTCCGCCGCCGTGGCGGAGGGGGACGGGCGCTTGGCCTGTGCGGGGCGCGACACGATCAGCCCTCGTCGGCGTCGTGCTCGCGGACCGTCGCCTCGGTCTTGGTCTTCGTGGTGCTGACCACGGTCACGTCGACGTGGTCACCGTCGTGGCCGTGCCCGTGGTCGTCGTCGCAGTCCTCGTCCGGCAGCGGACGGGGATGGGCCTGCGGCACCGGGCGGTCGAGTGACGGCTCGTCGGTGATCGTGAAGTCCACCTTGAACTTCGCGGCTTCGTTGCCGGTGCTGTACGTCGCGGCGCGGGTGGCGACCTGCACGGGGAACACGTCCACCGAGCGGGAGCCGGGCAGGTCGCCCTTGCGGAGCAGGATGATGTAGCCCTTCGCGCCCTTGGGGAGCTGCTGCTCGATCGCGTCGGAGAAGCGGTCCTCGTAGAACGTCAGGCTGGAGTTCTCGGCCTTGTCGTTGCCCGGGATCGAGGAGTTGAAGGTCGAGCCCATGTCGGGGGTCTCGATGGGGTCGTTCTCCAGCGCCCAGCCCTCGATGTCCGAGACGGCGTCGGTCAGGCCGAAGGCGTTGGTGATCTCTGGGCGGCTGGGGTACTTCGGGTCGTTGAGGTCCTTGGACCACAGGATCTTGGAGATGCCGCGCCGCAGAAATCGGGTCTGGGTCTTCTTCGTGCTCGTGGACACAGGTCCGCTCCCACTTCTGGGGCAGCGTCCCGTGCCGAGGCCCTGCCCCTTGAGGTTCAAAGGGGGTTCGCCTGGCCTGGGGCCTAGCGTCCGCGCGGGCCTCCGCGGTGAGGGTCAGAAGAATCGATTCTTCATGCTGGGGTCACGGTGATCGTGACCCGCTGCACGTAGGACACGATAGCGCCTGCCGCCGACACCGAGGGCTCTCCTCCGGCGTCGTAGGTCAACTCCCGGTCGATGACGCATGCTTCGGGAACGTGCAGGTCGTGGGTCCAGCGTCCGTCGGTCCGGCCGACGACGCCGGCGCGTACGCGGTCGGCCAGCCACTCGACCTGATCGGCTCGCTCCCCGACCGAGGTGACCTGGTAGGACCAGGAGGCATCGGCGTGCCAGTCCCACAGCGGCGGGCCCGCGAACTCGGCGGGCAGCGAGTCGAGGATCGCGTACGGCACGGGCGCGGGCTCCCACCCGGACTTCCCCTGAAAACGCGGCAGTTCACCGACACCGCACGGGCGACCCGTGACGTGCTCCAGGAGGGCGGCGAGCGCGCGGGTCACCGGAAGACGAGCGATCACGGCAGCACCCCGTCCGCCAGGGCCTGGATGAACGCCGGTTCGGTCTGCCGGAACGCGGGCTCGACGTGCGGGAACGGCGGCTGCCGGTAGTGCCGCCCGAGGCTGTCCACGCCGACGAAGCCGTACTCCAGTCGTCGCGCCTGCGGGGCGTCGGAGAACACCTCGGCGGTGACCTCGCCGCCGCCGGTGCGCATCCGCACGTCCCAGGAGGCGCGGTACTGCCCGGTGATCACGTTCGGTCCGGGCCTGCCGCTCGCGTTCCGCTGGATCCGGACCCGCAGCAGCATGGCGTGGTGCCGGGTGATCGTCCGCGTACGGGCACGGGTGGCCGGACCCATCCGGGCCAGCGCGGCGGCCAGCGCGATCGGATCACGGAACGCGGTCGCGTCCGGGTGGGCGTTGGGGTGCGGGTTCGCCGGTGCCATCAGTCGATCACCTGCACCCTGACGATGCGCACCACGCTGTAGGTGCCCACGGTCTCGTCCGAGACGCGGAAGCGGCGGCCGATCAGCTGAGGATCACGCGGCCCGCCGGGCCTCACCGATCCGGCCACGCGCACCACGTCGTCCGTCCGGAGTTCCGGAGCATCAACGGGGAGCACGGCCTGGTAGTCCGTCGTGGGCGGCTCGACTGCGACGGCACCGCTCAGCGGCCGGGTGATCGCGGGACGGCCCAGCGGCATCACGGCGCCGAGCCCGCCCCAGACCAAGCACTCGTCAGGCGTCGGGGACACGAGCTGCCCGGTGGCTTCGTCCAGCACATCGTCCGCGCGGCCGGCGCCGTCCCGCCACACTTCGAGCTTGTCGTCCAGGATGCGGCCGACAACCCGGCGTGCACCCTCCACGTCAAAGGCCACGCGCCCACTCCACGAGCTGGGTGAGCATCGCCTGAGTCAGGGAGTGCGGGCCGGTACCGAGGTCGGGCCTGGCCAGCGCAACCCGCTCCAGTTCCGCAGCGTCAATCGCCGCCAGAAAGACGGCGGCGGCCGGGCCGGGGTCGGGCACGTCGGCAACAGCGACACGGGCCATGCCCTCGAAGATGGTTTCGACGTGGTCCCCGGAGTAGAGGACCACCTGCGGCGGCTCTCCTTCTCGGTGGCTGACGGTGTAGCCACTCAACGCACCCGGGTCTACCCGCCGCCCGTCGATCTCGATCGCGGCCTTCGCGCCGCGAGCGGTGATCTGTACTCGGTGCACGTTCTCGTCGCTGTCGTGATCCATTCCCACGACGCTAGAACGACTGTCGGACAGCCCTGCCAGTACGATATCTACGCGATCCGGCACGTGGACAGAGAGGTGCCCATGGGGGCACGTACGCCGTGGTGGTACCGCGTGCCGACCAAGCCACTTGGGATCATCGTCACCTGCGCCGTCGCCATCGCGATCATCGTCAGCACGCCCGACATCGCAACAGGCGGCATCGTCGCCGCCATATTCGCGGGCGGCTGCGCCGGCCTCCTTACACAGTTCGTTCAGGGCGCGGCGCAGGCCCGCTACGACGAGCGTTCACAACAGGAGTGACGCCCGCCTACCGATGAGCGGGATCACCTCTCCCCGCCATTTCCCCCAGACGCCCCGAGCGCGTGTGCTCTGCGAACAGCAGGATTCCGAGTGCCCCGCCAGCCAGCGTGATGGAGCCGTCGGTAGCTGCGGCCACTGCGTCTTGCAGGTCCCACCACTCCACAGTCATGCCGTTCTCGTTGCCGCTGAGCTTCCGCTCGCCGGGGGTGAGATCCATCGCCGCGAACAGGTGAAGGCGTACGGTCGAGCGGTTCAGCAGGCGTGTCACGGTGAGGGGGGTGAGCTGCTGCGCGATCACGCCTGCTTCTTCCTCCAGTTCGCGTCGGGCTGCCTCCTGTGGGTCTTCTCCCGGCTCGATCGTTCCGCCGGGGAGGTTGAGGGTGTCGCCGTGCAGGTAGTGCCAGACGCGGACGAGTGCGATCTTTCCGTCTCCACGCTGGGCGACGACGGCCGCGCCATGCCCGATCTCTTGGTACTCGAACACGGTCCGGCTGCCGTCGGGCCGCGTGACGTCGTCCCGTCTGATGCAGAAGTCCTGGGTACGCACGGGCTCCAGGTGGCCATGGCGGGTCCAGCCGCTTCCGGGTTGGTGGGTCAC